GGTTTATTGCCTACTCCAAATTGCACGAGGATAGATATACCAACAATGGAGGAAGTAAACAAAAGGAAGGAGATATATGGAGGGGAGAGAAGGGCAATGTACCTGACTCATTTTATAGCGATGGGATTCCTTCCAACACCGATGGCCTCGGATCATCACGGAGGCACAGCCAAAATTTCAGAAAAGTTCGACAGGAGGAGCAATTTGAAACACAATATTGCTCAAAAGGTTGGGAAGGCTTCCCAGCTTCACCCTGCGTTCGTGGAGGAGATGATGGGCTTTCCCACGAATTGGACTCTATTACCATTCCTAAGTGGTGCAGAGAATCAATCAAAGCCTATGGAAACGCTATAGTTCCTCAGGTAGCATTTGAATTATTTAAGACAATAGAGTTATTTGAAAATTCTTTGTAAATTTGTTATGTTATGTACGAGATAACAATTAAAACTTTCTGCCCTAGGTGGCGTTAGAACTCGTACTTCTAGCAAAACCGATGGGCTTTTTTTATTATGTATTATACTACAATAATCCATCCGATCCGTAAATCTTTGCATTTATCTTGTAATGAGTATTGTGTTTTGGATAGCATCTACAAATTACAAAACAACGAATCCCATTGGTGTTATAAATCAAGGGAAAATATGGCCAAAGACCTTGACTTATCTAAACAAACTATTATAACAATAATAAAAAATCTTGTTGCTAGGGGTTTAGTTATGCAAAATGATGTTACAAGACATTTAAGAGCTACTAATGAGATATTTCCAAAGCTGTTAAACGACCATAAAACATTAGAATATAACAAGAAAGATAATAGCTTTACCATCGGTATAGAAACTTTACCTGACGAGTCAAGAAACTTTACCGAAAGTGGTAAAGAAACTTTACCCTATAATAACATATATATTGATAGTAATAATACTAATAAATTATATGAAGGGAAGGAAGCTTTTCTTAATAGGCTAGAAACTCAGAAGGATAAACTTGGTAACCAATATCAATCTTTTTTAGACTATTGGACTGAAGCAGATGCTAAAGGCAAGATGAGATATCAAGACCAAAAATTCTTTGACATAGCTAGAAGAGTAGGAACCTGGATTAAGAATAGTAAAAACTTTGAACCTAACACACCAACTAAAATAAAGCTTAAATAATGAATAAATATTTAGTTTTTAATTATGACTTAACAATACAAGAAGAGATAATGGCTGATAAGATTGCCTTCCAAGGTAGAAGTATTGTACTATTAATTAACGATGAAATCGTAGCATTATATCCATACAAGGATATATACATAAAACTTATAAAATAATGGATGTTATAAACCTACCTAAAAACCTTGAGCTAGAAGAGAATATTCTAGGCTCTATTCTACTAGATAAAAGAGCCTTGCCTTTAGTGGTCAACTACTTAAACGAAGAAATATTCTACGATTTAAGGCACCAATTAATATTCAGAACTATTAAGCAGATGTATGATAAGAACATACAAATAGACTTAAGTACTGTGTTCCAACGACTTATAGATAATAAACACTCAGAAGAAGTAGGTGCCTTATACCTATCAAAGATTACGAATAGTGTCGTATCTACTGCTCACTTAAACACCCATATAGAGGTAGTAATAGAATTATACAAGCGTAGAAAGTTAGCAACATTGGGCAGATTAATGGAGGTATCGGCCTTTGATGGTGCTGAATCTACAGATGATACCCTAGCTACGTTTGGTAAACAACTTTTAGGACTGCAAGAGTTTGGTAATATATACGAAAAGACTATAGACCAAATTATTATGCAGCTAAATGAAGGTCGTGATGCTGCTGTTAGTGGTCAGTTATTAGGCATAAACACAGGCTTTATGGAGCTTAATAACACCCTTTGTGGTTGGGTAGATCCTGACTTTGTAATTATAGCTGCTCGACCAGGAATGGGTAAGACTGCCTTTATGCTTTCTAGTATCTACCACATAGCAATCCAAGGAGGCATCGCTACGGCCATTTTTAGCCTCGAAATGAGCTCCAATCAGTTAGTTGAAAGGTTAGAGTCAATCAGCTCAGAACTGCCCTTAAAACGTCTTAGAATGAATTTACTGACCGATAACGAAAAAGTTCACTTATTGCGAACTGACGACAAGATACTTACTTCCCCCATCTACATAGAGGATATGGGCGGTATTAGTGTAACCCAGCTACGAGCCAAAGCAACTATTCTTAAACAGAAGTATGGCATAAAGATTATCTTTATCGATTACCTTCAACTTATGAGTGGTACTGGCAAGTCAAACCAAAACCGAGAGCAAGAGGTATCTTACATTAGTAGGAGCCTAAAAGCACTTGCCAAAGAGTTGGAAGTACCTATTATCGCCCTATCCCAATTATCACGAAGAGTAGAAGAACGAGCAGATAAGATGCCTCAGCTATCTGACCTTAGAGAATCAGGCAGTATTGAACAAGATGCTGATGCTGTGATAATGCTAATGAGACCAGGCTACTATGAACAAACTGAGTCAGTAGAGATTGGTGGCAGAGAATATTCCCCTAGTGATTTAGTAGTTTGTAAGGTCGAGAAGAATAGACACGGAGCCACAAAAAACCTAGCACTAAGATTTTTACCTGAAACAATGACCTTCCAAGATTATGTCCAAGGGTTATAGAAATAGAAGAAAGTTTGAGATAGAAGCTGCTAAGGCTGTAGATGGTACTTACCAAGCTATAAGAATATTTGCTAAGAGTACAAAGGTTTTAGTCATACATCAAACTGAAGCGTTAAAGAAGGGTTATTTTTTGCTAGAGTATGAGAATGATGGTCAGCCTAGTGGCATATCAGATGAAAGAGTAGAGTTCTTTGCATTTAACTTAGACCTAAGAGATAGAATAGTATTTATAAGAGCAGAGTTTTTACGAGTAAAGGCTAGAAGATATTGGAGAATAGGTGAGATAAAAGTAAAGGATAAAATAAAATATGTCAAGATGCCAACTGATGAACTGATACGTTGGTATTAATGTATATTAATATATTATTGTAATTTTGGTGATGGCATACTTATCAGCAAGTAATTTAACAAAGATGATGTTAGACTTTTTAAAGGATGGTGGTAATGAAGTATGGAGGAATAATAACCTAGCTGTTAGAGGTAGAGCCTTTATTGGTAGAAAAGGAGTTCCTGACATTATTGGTTACAATAAGAAGTATGGTTACTTTGTATGCTGTGAAATTAAAGCGATTGGAGATAGAATGTCAGCAGATCAGATGGTATTCCTAGAAGAGTTATCAATGGCAGGAGGAACTGCAATGCTATGCCAACAAGTAAGAGATGAAACAATACAAGTAAAAATCTATAAAGATGGCGAAAACGAAGACTGGAGATTCGAGAAAGGTGAGCTTCGGAAGTAGAAAACGAGGTTCAGCAAAGAAATCATTTAATAAACATAGCCCAAAGCCGAAGGTTTACCGAGGTCAAGGCCGTTAAAACAAAACAAAATGGAAGAATTAGAATTAGAAAACAAGGAATTGAAAGCCCCTAAAACAGTGAAGAAAAACAAAGATGTTTTATCACAGGAAACTTTTGACTATTTAAACCAAGTCTTAATTGACTTTGCAATAGATATGAAGCATAGACCTAAGCTAAAAGAAATCTTAGCAGCAGCAAAGCCTGAATCAAAGAGCAATAGTATTTAATAAATAAAACAAAAAACAATGGCAGTAACTAAAGAGAAGATTTTCCTAGGAAGGTCTTTCACAATGAAGACAGCATTTGGGGAGTTTAAGAAAGTATCTTTCGGCCCTGATGATTTAAAGAAAATGAATGACTTTGCAGCAACTAATAATGGTTGGGCCAACATTCTTATTAAAAACAAAAAGGATGCTAAACCAGGTGAAGCAGGTTTTTACATTGAGCTAGATACTTGGGTAGCTGACGGTAAGCCAAAAAAGGACTTGCCATTTTAACTTATTCTTATGAAAACAAATATCAAGGAAATTATAATTAATTTATTAGTTTTGTTTGCAGGTGTTTATTTACCATTTGCTTTTATAGTAAATGAGTTTAATCCACTTGTATGGCATTGGGTTACTAGAAGCTTATATGTATTAACTTTAGTT